CTGCGACGGCATTCCAAAGCTTCTTCTTGGCGATGTAGCGCATGGTGGCATCGCGAGGGGGTTTGTTGGCAGCGGGCGTTCCCAAGATCGGTGACCTCCAACAAGCATTGCTAGTGGAGTGCAGGAGTCACCGTCAACAAACTTGAAGCGTGAAATCTAGGCGAATGACCACATGTTCAGTTCTTTCGCCTAAAAAAATATAGCTCCTCCTGTTCCTTAGAGAACTGACAGCCAAAAAAACCTGTGGTCTAGTTTCCGCAAGGTAGGATTTCCCAATGACTGAACTGGCTCCGGCCGGCGCGACTATTGTCGCGCAGGCAGTGCAGACGGCTGCGCCGCGTTCCATCACGCCGATGGAAATGCTTGGACGCGCGATCGACGGTGGCGCCGGCATTGATGTGCTGGAAAAGCTGATGGCCCTGCAGGAGCGCTGGGAAGCGCGCCAGGCGCAGCGCGCTTTCGATGAGGCCATCGCCGCGGCCAAGGTGGAGATCAAGCCGATCTTCAAGAACCGCGTGGTCGATTTCACCTCCGCCAGGGGACGCACGCACTATCGGCACGAGGACATGGGCGAGATCGCCAAGACGGTTGACCCCGTGCTCGGCAAGTACGGGCTCTCGTATCGCTACCGTGCGACGTCGAACATCAATGAACCTGTCAGCGTGACCTGCGTCGTCACGGGCTTCGGTCACCGCGAGGAAACCACGCTAACCGCAGCCCGTGATGACACCGGCAACAAAAACGGCATCCAGGCGATTGGATCGACCATCACCTTCCTGCAGCGCTATTCGCTCAAGGTTGCGCTCGGTCTTGCCGCTTCGAACGATGACGATGGTGCCGCAGCGACTGACGATCTTCTTATCAGCGAAGAGCAGATTGCCGCGCTGATGACGCTGGCCGCCGAGGTCAAGGCCGACGTGCCGAAATTCTGCAAGGTGCTCAAGGTCGAAAGACTCGACGAGGTCCCCGCGAGCAAGTTCCAGCACGCGATCGATCTGCTCAAGACCAAGCGGAAAGCATCATGAACGAAGTAGTTCAAGGATCGCCGGAGTGGCATGCCTTGCGCTTGGGCAAGGTAACGGCATCGCGCGTCGCTGACGTGATCGCGCGCACCAAGGGCGGCTATGGCGCGTCGCGCGCCAACTACATGGCCGAGCTTATCACTGAACGGCTGACGCACACGGTGCAGGAAGCCTATGTCACCGCTTCGATGCAGTGGGGTAAGGACCACGAGGAAGAAGCGCGCACGGCTTACGAGTTTCACACCGACAGCACGGTGGTGTCGGTCGGCTTTGTCATTCATCCAAACATTCAGTTTGCCGGCGCCAGCCCTGACGGCTTGGTGGGAATGCATGGCCTGATCGAAATGAAATGCCCCAACACGGCAACTCATATCGACACCCTGGTCAACCGAAAGCCGCCGTCGCGCTACACCGCACAGATTCAATTTCAACTGGCATGCACCGGGCGTGCGTGGTGCGATTTTGTCTCGTTCGATCCTCGCGTGCCGGAGCGTATGCGGCTGTTCGTGTGCCGGGTGCCGCGTGATCCGATCATCATCGGTGATCTGGAAAAGGAAGTTCAGAAGTTCCTGGTCGAGGCCGACGCCAAGTACAAGCAACTGATCGCGCGCTACGGCGTGTTGGAGGCCGCATGAGCCGCGCCCTCATCGCGTTGAACAGCAAACTGGATCGCGAACGCGCGGTCACCTGGTTGCAGCGCTGTCCAACCGGCACCCGCGTCGAGTTCAAGGCGCCGAAGCGCACGGTCGCGCAGAACGACAAGATGTGGGCGCTGCTCACTGACGTGGCGCGGCAGGTTGAATGGGACGGCAAGAAGCTTCGTCCCGCCGACTGGCGCGATCTGTTCATCGACGCGCTGAAGCGCGAGTTGCGCGTGGTGCCGCGTCTCGATGGCTATGGCGTGCTGACACTTGGCCGCTCCAGCTCCGATCTCGGCAAGGCCGAGATGAGCGACCTGATCGAGCTGATCTACGCCTTTGGTGCCAACCATGGCGTTGTCTTTCAAGAACCCGGCGGGGCCGCCCCTGCCGGCGGTGATCCACCAACCCCCAACGGTGGATCATCGGCCGCGTCGCCTGATCCTCCCCAGGAAGTCGACGCGGCCAAACTTTCCGCCCTCCTGAAACAGAGGACCGCATGACCGTGGTGCAATTGGACAAGACCCGCAAGATTCCGAAGTCGGCGATCTCCAGCATGGAAACGATGCTGTTCACGCGGGATCAGGCGACGAGTTGGGTGATCCCGCCGTTCCAGCGCCCGCTTCGGGTCAACGACAAGGTGCGTGCGCTGGCAGAAGACCTGAAAGCCAACGGCGGCTTCATCTCAGGCGTACTGACGCTGGGCAAACTGAAGGGCGATCGCGTGACTTATCTCGTCGATGGCCAGCACCGCATCGAGTCACTCAAGATATCGGAGTTGCCCGAAGCCATCGCCGATGTTCGGACCTGCACCTATGACAGCATGGCTGATATGGCCGATGACTTCGTGTTGCTGCAGCAATCGCTGGTGCGCATGCGGCCCGACGACGTGCTGCGTGGTCTGGAAGCTTCGACCCATAGCTTGCAAGTGATTGGCAAGACCTGTCCCTTCGTCGGTTATGACCAGATACGGAAGGGCAATGACCGCGCGCCGATCGTGAGCATGTCGGCAGTTCTCAAGCTCTGGCAGGGCTCGAAGCCGGAGACGCCGGCCCGGCATTCGGGTTCGACCACGGCAACGCTGGTTGCCAAGGAGATTGATGACCTTGAGGTCACCAACCTCTGCAAGTTCTTGCATCTCGCGCATGGTGCATGGGGCCGCGACGCCAACTATGCGCGGCTATGGAACGGTCTCAACCTCTGTCTGTGCATGTGGATGTACCGCCGCCTGGTGCTGCAGCAGGATCGCACCGCCAAGCGCGCGGCGGTCTTGAACACCGAGCAGTTCAAGAAGTGCCTGATGGCGATCTCGGCGAGTGCTGAGTACATCGACTGGCTCGGCGGCCGTGTGCTGACCGACTTCCATCGGCTGCCCTGCTATCGCCGGCTCAAGGCGATCTTCGCTGCGCGGCTCAAGGCCGAGGGCATGGACAATCCGAAATTCCCGTCACCAGCGTGGAGCGTGAGTTGATGTCGGCTGAGGAATTGGTGGGCTGGTTCCTGGTCGGGTTTGGTGCCGGACTACTGTTGTGGGCTTGGATCAATAGACCTCAGCCGTGAGCCGTAGCGTCGATGAATGGATTGGCAAGACCGACGACACGCCGGTCCCGCCGCGGGTTCGCTTAAGGGTCTTTCGAAAGAACGAGGGCATCTGTCGCATCTGCAAGACCAAGATCATCGGCAAACGTTGGGTGTGTGATCATACCTTGGCGATCATTAACGGAGGAGAGAACCGCGAGAGCAACCTGCAGCCGATCCATGAGGCTTGTGACAAGACGGCTAAGACGCCAGCAGACGTCGCAGTGAAGGCGAAGAACGATGCGGTGGCGATGCGCCACATCGGGATCAAGAAACGAAAGGGCCGCCCGATGCCGGGCTCACGAGACAGCGGCATCAAGATGAAGATTGGTGGGGGATTTGAATGGCGAAAGAAAAACGAGTGAACCGGCTGACGATCATGTTCTCGGATACGGAGCTGGCCAAGATCGATGAGGCGGCAGCGGCGCTCGGCCACAAGAGGGCAACGTTCATTCGCAACTCGGCACTGCTCGATGCATGGAAGATCATGCAATCCGCAACCACGAATATAAAGGACCACCGAAGTGCAACACGACTTTATTCTTCTTGATCGGTCCGGCTCGATGGAATCGCGCTGGGATGAAGCGGTCAATTCCGTCAACTCCTATGTCGCGAAGCTCGCCGAAGACAAGGTCGACACCGGGGTGACCTTGGTGGTGTTCGACAACGGCACCGATGGCAAGCTCGACTTCAGGATCATCCGCGACCGCATCATTCCGTCAACCTGGCACAAGGTCAGTCACAGCGAGGTCTCGCCGCGCAACGGTACGCCTTTGAATGATGCGACCGCACGCATCGTGTCGCTGGCGGAGGCCGGCGGCTACGACAAGCTCGCTATCATCATCATGACGGATGGCCTGGAGAACGCGTCCCACGAATACCCGGGCTATGTGGGCACGCAGCGGATCAAGGCGATGCTCGATCGGTGCCGCGCCAAGAACTGGCAGGTCATCTACCTCGGCGCGAACTTCGATAACGCCGCGCAAGCGCAGAGCTACGGCAATCTGCGCGGTCAGACGATCTCGGCTTCCGCGGGCACCATGGGTCAGCACGTCAACAGCATGGCTCGCAAGCGCGCGGACTATGCCACCGGTCAGTCCGCCACCATGGACTGGAGCGAGGAAGAGAAGACGGAGCTGAACAAGAAGGATTGATGGGAAGTGTCCAAAGCTTTGAGACTTCGCCGCCGCAAGATCGACGACGCCAAACTCAAAGAGCTTTGGCAGTCACGCAAGACCGAGATGGAGATCGGCCAGATCATGGGTCACGACCCGAGCACGTTGCGCCGCCGCGCAATCAAGATCGGGCTTCCCTCGTCTCGCCGCGAGATTTGGAAAACTCAAACCTAACCGGAGTATCTATGAAGCGCGTGTTCTTTTTCGGCGTGATCGCGTACTCGATCGCGATCTTGCTGCTCAACGATCTTGCCATCGCGGTCAATTCCACCGGGACCGCCGCGGCGCCATGGATCGCAAAATGCCTGATCGATATCTGCTTTGCCGGCTCGGCGTTCTTTGCGCTGTTCGGCGACAGGATCGAATGGGATGACGATGAGGAGGGTATCCATGCCGAGGACGTCAAGGTGCCCTCGACCTGGCTCTACGGCACCTTCGGGCTCAACCTGTTCTGCAACTTCGGTTGGCATGGATACGAGTTTGCCAGTCTGAGCGGAGTCGAGTCGCTCTACAACGCGGCGTGGTTCTTCGCCGAGTTTATCGCGATGGGCCTCACGATCATCCTGTTCCGGCATGCCCGCGATGTTGCTCGCCGTGAGGCTCGCCGTGCACGCGCAAACCAAGGGCTGGCTCCGGAGGCCCGACGCCCGCGTTCGGCGCTGTGATCTGGACTGCGCCATGCACCATCGGAACATATCGACCTATCTTGCTTTCGCGTCGTTGTGCACCGGAGCGTTCATGGCGCAGCCGTCGATGGCGGCGCTGATAGCAGACGCTATCAACGCCTGCCTGCTCTGTTCGGTGATCTGGTTCGCGCATCGGGAGGGCCGTCGCAAATGACGCCACTCGCACACCAAATTATCCAAGACGTCGCGGCCGCGTGGGGAGTCAATCCGGAATTGGTCGCGGGCAAATGCCGGCGCAAGCGCCTGGTCTGCGCGAGGATCGACGCGGTTAAACGAATGAAGGCCGCCGGTTATTCCCCAACCAAGATCGGTAGGCAGCTTGGCCAGGATCACACGACCATTCTGTTTTACCTCGGGCGCAAGAAGGGCAGGAAGCCGCCAGCGCCGGAGTGGAAGACGCCGCAGGTGCGGCATGTGCGCTGGATCAACGCGCCCGGCGGACTGCGGGCGCCCGCCAAGGTCGAGCGCTACCTGATTCCTTATGCCGGCGCCGACTGGACTGAGTACCGATGGAAAGAACGTCCAATCAGGGATTCGAGTGATGAACGATACGGACAAGCAGGAGATCGAGCACGAGATCAGCAACCCGCATGTCAGCGTGTTGCGCGAACAGAGCTACGCTTTGATCGCGATCAAGCCGCGTAAGCATAGGCAGCAAGGTCGGATCGAGCAGGCGCACCGCAAGATCGCGGAACGGAAATCGAAGGGGAATAGCGATGGCTAAGATTTTGAGAAAGACGCGCGACAAGCTCAACACGCGGCGCAACGCGCATGCCGCAACACTCAAGTCATTGCCTTCGAGCGTCAACCCGGTCTCGTACCGGCAACCAGGCTCGATGAAGCGCAGAAAGGGGTGAGAAGCGATGAAGTTCTCCAACCAGGTGAAGCTCGGTGAGATCGAGCGTGAGCTGAGCTATCGCCACCACGTGTTCAAGAAGCTGGTCGATCAGGGCAAGCTATCGCTCGATACCGCGCAACGCCGCATCGCGATCTTGACCGAGATCGCGGACGAGTATCGCGACAAGCTCAAGGAAGGCACGCTGTTTCAAGATGGAGTGGAGCAATGACTTATCCGGCGCTGGTCAACCCGTTTATGTTCGAGACGCAGTCTGCGACCTCGGTTGCGCACGGTTGCTCGGACTGCGGCTTCCGGCCGCCATGTGGCACGCAATGCCCGCACGTCAGCCAGCTTATGCAAGATTTGCAGGAGCTGACGGCATACGAGCATGAGCCGGTGCCGGCTTTTTTGACCCGGCCGCGACAGGAGCGGAAGAAACCATGCCGGAATCGCGCAACCTGATCACATTCAAGGCGGCGATGGAAAAGCTCGGCTGCAAGCGCGACAAGGTCTATCGGCTGATCCGCGAGAAGAAGTTGCTCGCCTACAAGGATGGACCGCGCACCATGGTCGATGCCGATAGCCTCGCGACGTACCAGGCGTCGTTGCCGAAGCTCGAATTGAGATAACAACACTGCACGGCACGTTACGCCACCACACAACACGGCGCGGCACACTACTACACAACACAACACTGCACGGCCCAACACAGCACGTTACTGCACCCCACGGCCCATCACAACCCTGCACGACACACCGCTGCACATCACACCACTGGAGCATAGGAAAATGTACCGAGCTACTGTTACGATCAGAGGAACCGCGCCGCTCTCGCAGTCGCGCCAGCACTTCACCGATAAACTCGACGGCGAAACCGAGAGTGAGTACGATCTGCGCTGCTGGCGCGAGAAGTGCAACTATGACGAGGACGGCGTTGTCTTTGTCCCGGCCATGGCCTTCAAGCAGGCGATGGACACCGCGGCCAAGCGGCTGAACATCAAGGACTCCGACAACAAGCGCGCCACCCTGACCAAGTATTTCGTCAGCGACGTGGTCTGCGAGGCGAACTTGTCGATCGGCGTCCACAAGGACGAGATGCCCTGCATCAGGATTTCGGCCAATGTCGATGGCGTGCGCGGATCGGGAAAGCGCGTGCCGCGCACGTTTCCGCAGATTCAGGAATGGGGCGGCACCACCACCTTCTTCATCATGGACGATAAGGTGTCGCACGAGATGTTCGAGAAAGTGCTCGGCGTCGCGGCAAGGTCGGTCGGCGTCGGGCAGTTCAGGCCCGAGAAGGGCGGCCTCAACGGGCGCTTCGAGGTCTTGAAGGTCAAGTACGAAAAGGTTTGACGCCACGACACTTCACGCCACAACACATCGCTACACCTCGCCTCACGGCACAACACAGGACAATGCCCGATGCCCCTTACCTTCGATCGTTCGCCTGACACCGCCGACGTCATCGCGGCGCTGCGCGGCGTCAATGGCGAGATCAGCTACAAAGACCTGGCCAAGCAAGCCGGCGTATCAATCCCGCGCCTCAAGCAGGTGCTGCCTTCGGCACGCCGCGTGCTGTTCGCCGAGAATGAGATTCTATTCGGTTGCGTTTGGGGCCAAGGTCTTAGGCGCATGACCGACCAGGATAAGGTCCGCAAGCCCGAGGCATTCAAGAAGCGCGTGTTCCGCGGCGCCGGCCGCGAGCTGAAGCATCTCGAAAGCATCGATCTCGGCCGGCTGTCGAAATCCGACCAGCATATCACCACCACCAACCGCACGATCTTGGAGTTGATGCGGCGAGAGGCGCAGGTCAAGACCGAGGCGCCTGCTCCAATGCAGACCGCTCCGAAACCGCTCCCGAATATGGGCCGTCTGGTTCCGAAGCGGTCCAGCTAATCGTCACCTGACTACACCGCACCTCATAGCACTACACCCCACGCCACTTCACAGCATCTCACGACGCCCCACGTCACAACACGCCGCAACGCAACACAACACGCTACGTTACGTCATGCCGCCACACCTCACGACCCAGCACGTCACCCCGCTTCACACCACGACACGACAGCAGCGCAACCGTTTTCACACCACACCACGACACGACTCGGCACAACACAACCCTCCGCACCACGGCACGCCCCGTCACGTCACGCCACATCACCCGCGCGCTGGCGGTTCGCGATCCTGGTCTTCATTTCCCGCGCCGCGTCGATGCCGCGTTTGCAGGCGGCGAGAAGTTCGGCGGTCGACCTTTCCAGCTCGGCGAACGTGGGCGCAGTGTTCGCGAACGTGGGCCGAACGTTCGCGAACGTTTTAGGTTTTTCAACAGGTTGGTCCGATTTGAGTGCCGATTTGTTCTTTTGGCGTTGCCGGAATGCGCGACCGCGTTCGGCCGACGTTAGCGGGCGCTTGACCGGCGCCGGATGTAGCGTAACGATGTTCTCAGCCATTGAAATCTCCCGTTAAGGTTTCGGCGGTTAGGCGTGACGTTCGGGGTTCCAGCCCGACGTCACGCTGCTTTCAGCACGACACTACACTACGCTTCACGGCACGACGCGGCACGCCACTTCACGCCACATCACGCTTATCGAGACGCACCACGTTGTCACCGACCATGGTGTCGATCCGGTCCGACCAATGCTGCATCAGCCGCGCGCGTGCAGCAAACAACGATAGCGGACCGGTCCTGTTGTAGATCGACTTGACCGATGACTCGTCCAAATGGGCGAGTTGTAGCTCGATCACGTCGGCATCCCAGCGCTTGTTCTCCTCGGCGTCGACCTCGGCATTGAGCAACGTCGAGAACGTGGTCCTAAAACCGTGTGCACAATGCTGGCTGGCGGTATCGAAGCCGAGATGACGCAGCCGCCGGCATAGTGCCATGTCGGAGATCGGCTGATCCTTGGTCGCAGAGAACACGTATTGGCGCTGGCCGGTGATCCGCTTGACTTCCTCCAAGAGGGCAAGAGCCTGGCGCGACAGCGGAACGACATGCTCCTTGTCCATCTTCATTTTCTCGGCAGAAATGGTCCACCGCGCCAGCGTGAAGTCAAAGTCCCCCCACTCGGCGCTAGCGATCTCGCCCGGACGCACCACGGTCAGGCTGATGAACCGCAGCGCGTACCCGACGATATCGCGATAGCGTCCGCGCTCGAATGGCACGGCCATTTTCTGGAACAGCCCCATTACATCCTTTTCCCGGGTCAGCGCCGGCCGTGGCGTGGAGTTGTTATCGATGAGCTGCGCGCCGAGATTACGGAATGGATTGACCATGGTGCCGTCGAGATCGGCATAGTCGAAAATCTTCTCGCCGGCCGATCGCACCCGATCGCGGTTTTCAAGGGTACCCTCGGTCTCAAATTCCCGCAGGTACACGATGACATCGCTGCGCTTGACCTCCGACAAGGGCTTAGTGCCGAACTCCTCTTTCAGGTAGTCGACGAACCGCTGCTTGCCGACAATGGTGCGCTCACTGAGCGGCGGCTGCAGGTTTTTCTGCTTCTCCATCCATTCATCAGCCCACTCGGCGAAAGGGCGGAGGGCAGCCTCCGTGCGCTTGGCCTCCGCCTTAGCCGCGGCGGGATCGATGCCGTTGGCGAGCAGCCGTTTGGCATCGTCGCGCTTCTTGCGGGCATCAAGCAGGCCGATCGCGGGATAGGGGCCGATGTTCAGTTCCTTCTGCTTGCCCTGAAAGCGATAGGCCAGCCGCCAGATTTTGGCCCCGGTGGTGGTGACGAACAGGAACAGGCCTTCGGCATCGGAGACTTTATAGGCCTTGTCCCGCCGCTTCAGGGCCTCAATGGTTTTGACGTTCAACATGGTGTCCTCTCGGGTTACGATCCCAACCGATCCCAACAAGAATCCCAACAGAATTTCCCGTCAGTGGCAAACATCGGCCGGCATCAACAGACACCATCATATGCAGAAGTGCCCGGTTTACAAGGCTAACTTTGATGTTGTTGGGATGGTAACCGACACGGCCCGACATGGTCAGAAAGGGCACTTGGCTCCCCGGGCTGGATTCGAAATAACGACCTAACCGCTGGTTCTGCTTATGTTTTCCGGGTCGGCTTTTCGATGGTCCCAACCAAAATCCCAACGAGATTTAACTTTTTGCGGCGCAATCACAACTGCGTGTGTAAACCGTGAGGCTGAATAAAATTATACCTACCGGTGTCCCCGAAGAAGCGTTAGGATACCGTTATTTCGGCGGATCGGGAGCTACCAAGAGGATTTCTACGTGCACGATTTAGGCTTGCGCAAAAAACACATTGGAAAGTTGCTGGAAAGAACAAGAAGACTTCGGGGGTTAACAGCAGATGAGGTAGCGGTCCGGTGCAATGTCACCCGTGGCCGGGTCTACCAGTGGGAAAAGCAATCCTTCGTTCTGCCCAAGAACTTACCGCTGTTGTCGGTCGCTTTGGCGTTGCCGCTTCGAGTGCTGCTCGACGAGAACGGCCCGCGGCCTTCCTCCTCAAAAAAATATCGATTGTCTAATATCGTACAAGGTAACGCACGATGCCCGTTTTAGTTGTGCAAGCGCGACCAAATCCCGTCATTGTATAAAATCGGACTGATCGACCTCGGCGCACGTTTAAGGTGCCGAGGTCGGTTGATAAACCAAGAATCACTTTTTAGACATCTTGACGCCACGGGGTTCCCGGGTGTTCAACCTTGGGGCAGCCCCGGGTCGCGCACACGACTCATAACCAGCGATGAGTCGCTACGGCAGTAGGGTCCGGGGCTGCGCCATAGGGCACTACATCGCACGGCACATCATCGCACCTCACAACATCTCATGCCACTCGACGGCACACCACACTACGGCACGGCACGCTACGGCACGGCACAAGACGGTCCACCACAACACCACGCAACACACCCCGACACGGCACAGCACTCCACGACGCGGCACGACACAGCGCCACACAGCACACTACTTTGCGCCACACCACACCACATGCGTTCCCATTGAGTTAGGAAATTGCCCGCATGAAACACCATCCCCCTCCGGCGGATCGGCGCAAGCCGATCACACATCGAAAGCTGGTCTTTTCTCTTGGTCGCTTTGTTGATCCCGGTGATCTGTTCTTGCCACGTGAACAGTTCCTGCGCGCGGTGTTGGATCGCATCGTCAACTATCTTAGCTCGCCTGTCCCGAAGGAGACTCCACGAAACCAAAATTAGTTTGACTCGCTCTTTGGTCTCGGCGCGGAATGTCAGCGTTGCTTTCAACATTCTGGAGCTACAACACCATGCACAAGCCACTGTCTGTTACCGAGCGCGCCAAGCTGCAACTCGCCGAGGAAGTCAAGACGATGACCCGGCGCGAGAAGCTTCTGCGTCTCGCCGAGATCGCGCGCGGCGGCCGTAACACGCTTCTCACCAAGGGTCTCAAGCTGCTCGGGTGGGCGCAGTATTACGAAAACACTTGGGCGATCTTCCACAATCTGGAATTTATGACTTCGTTCGACCTTGGTCGGAGCTTTAGCCCTGCATCGGTGTTCGATGCCGCGGCGAAGGACCCGGTCTTGTTTGACGCCGGCCTTCGGCCGGACCAGGGCGAGAGCGTTTCCGCGCTGCGCGCCATGGAGTTCTTCGAGCTGAAGCAAAAGGAACTGCACGAGTTTTCCTGCAACTGCGGTGGCGCGGTCACGAATGACGCGATGGCTGCTCGGATCGAAAAGCTCGCCGGCTGATGGGATCGCCAGCGGGGGACAAAGAACCAGCCCTCTGCGTTTCCCGCAACTTCCGGTGATGGGAAGCCCCCGCTGTGACAGCAGCGGGGGTTTTCTCATTTGCGCTTGATCTTGGCTTCGCTGACCTGCGCCAACTTGGACGCGTTCGTGATTTCGATGGCGCCGTTGTACTTGATGTAACCAAGCGCGCGAAAGCGCGTCATGAACTGATTCACGCGTGGCCTGGTAGTGCCGATCATTTCGGCAAGCATCTCCTGGCTGATCGCGGCGGGGATGGGCCGCTCGTTTCCATCGCCATTGATGTGCGCCAAAAGCAACAGAAGCCGAGCAAGACGCTTCTCGCTCGGATTGAAAAGCTGATCAACGAAGTCCGCCTGAATGCGATTATTGCGTTGTACCAAGCATCCAATGAAGCCCTGCAGGAAGCGGTGATCCTCAAGCAAGCGATTGATCGCCTCTCTGCTGATCGAGATCACACGGCTCGGCATCAAGGTGACCGTGGTCGCCGTCCAGTTCGACGCGCCCTCAAGCGAGGTCTCGCCGAAAAACTGGCCTGGTTCGATGACGCCGATCGCGGCGCCGGAAACCGTGATGCTCACCAGCCCTTCCTCAAGGAAGTAGATCGCCTCTGCCGGCTGATCCTTCGCATAAATCGTCTCGCCGCTCTTGTAGCGCGTGGTGGTCTTGCCTTTCACCACCTTCGACAAAAACGTCTCGGGGCTGAACTTTCGGTCCATTTCATTTCCTATTCTCTCCCCAGGTGCGTTCATTGTGATCAACCTGTACATGTGATGCCGCCTTTCCCGCTCCCCGCTTGCGGTCTCTTTTTCGCAACCAGCCCCAGATTTTTTGCAAGCACAGCTTGCGCAATAATCGGAACCTGATTATCGTTTTGCTAACACCTTGGCTAGATGTCCTTTTTTAGACAACCGACCTTAGGTGGATTAACCCTAACCTAGCGGATTACGTGTAACTGCAACCGGAGCAGCCTGATGGCGAAACAACCTGAGACCCACGACCACTTCCGAATACACGCCGACAATATCGGGCTTGAGGGCCTTGGGGTGGTGCTCACCGCGCTGGCCAGATTAGGCATCACTAACGTCACCTACGAACTTGTTACCGATATTCTCGCCTACAAAGTCCCGGTCCGCGTGTTTGAGACCGACGCGCTCGATCTGGCCCGTACCTTCATCAAGCAGCATCACACCTTCAAGGCCCGCGAGTTGACCCTGGTCTTCGAGCAAAGCGGGCGAAGCGCTGCGAACGGTTTCTCTGTCATGAAGAAGCTGGTCGAGCTGAACGAGCTGCGCAAGCTCGGCGGCGGCCACTATCAGAGCACAGAGGTCAAGGCGCTAGCGGCGCCGGAAGATTCTGCCAAGCCGGCACAACCAGCCGAGCCGGCCAAGCCGCATGCTCGGGCTGGCATCCCGCCGAAGCGCTATCCCGTCAGCAACATCGTCCTGCTCTGGAATGCGATCGAGCGGCGCAAGCAAATCACGCGCGCCGAGATGGCGCAAATCCTGGTCGATAATGAGCGCCCCAAGAAATCGATCGACGGCGTAGTCGGCAAGCTCAAGGAAGCGGGCAGGCTCAAGAGCCTGAGCGACGGAGTGTATGAAATTCTCAAACCAGCAAAGGCAAGTAGACATGGGTAAGGGGACAAACGGTCATTCTCGCATCGGGCACAACAGCGGCATACGCGGTGCGATCTGGCTGACGCGCTCCTACAACTGCCTGGAGGAAGACCCGGAATGCGCTCGTTTCCGGAAAATCCTCAGAGCAGAAGGCTTGAAGGAAAGCGACATCGCAGCACTCGCTGGCGTCGGAACGCTGACGGTCAAGAACCTGCTCGAACACGAAACGCGTAACCCCCGGCATTCGACATTTGCCAAGCTCGCGGGCGGCCTGGGGTATGAGTACCAGCTAGTACGCGAGGTCAAACCGAACTTCGAAAGAGAAATCCCGAAAGCCGTGGAGCAACGCAAGCTCTACCGCGAACAACTGGCAAAGAAGAGAGAGCGTACACAACCGAAAAAGGGCTGATCATGGCGAAACGAACATTAAAGCAGACTACGCCGCGTTCCGTAGGTCGCGGCGATAAAGTTTTGGGGCAGCGCATTCGCATACGCCGCACCGAGTTGAAGATATCTCAGGAGGCGCTTGGCGAAAAGCTCGGCGTCAGCTTCCAGCAGGTGCAGAAGTACGAGAAGGGCGTGAACCGGATCGGGAGCGTCCGGCTCGGTAAAATCGCCGAGGTGCTGCAGGTCCCGATCCAGTATTTCTACGAAACCAACGGCAAGAACCAACAGGCCGAGAACCTGATCTTTGACGATCCGAAGTTCAGTCTGCGATTGCTCAAGGCCTACTCCAAGATTTCCAGCGATGAACTACGTCACCAGTTCGTGGTCATGATGGAAAAAGTGGCCGAAGTCTCCATGCCCGGAGCAGCGGCCTAACAAGCTTGCTCCGGGCGTGCGGATGGTAAGGCCGGCGCGGCACTTCGGAATACGCGGTCGGTACTGCACCGCCCGGAGCAAGACCAAAGTTTTCATTCAACAGGAGAACGTAATGCACGGCACGATGGAAGTCATGGACCGCACCGGCCACACCACGGTGACATGGGACCCCGAAAACGCGGACTCCGTTCGCGATGCGGAAACCCAGTTCCGACAACTGGTTCGGCAAGGTTACACGCCATTCCGGATGAACGTCGTCTCGGAGAATGGCGTCGTGGTCGAGGAGAAGAGCGCCACGCGCATGGACACCTTCGATCCGCGCGCCGGTAGGGTCATGATGGTGCCGCAACTTCGGGGCGGCTAATGCCGATTTTTGGGGGATGGGCTACTCCCACAACCGGCGGAAGGGCATATGCGCTTCCGCCGACCTGGGTGTGGAGTCAGCCGACAAATTCATCTCTGGCGCAGACATACGTGACAGGAACGACGCCAGCGCTCTATCAAACCATGCTTGCGAACGCGGCGTCTAATGCCTTTTGGGTTCAGGAGGACGACTGGATGAATGCGCAATATCTACAATTGGCCCAAAATCGTGCGGTCTATTCGCGCGAGTTGACGGCCCTGGAACTCGCGCAGCAACTGTTGGCGCGGCAGGCGGCGCAACGGGAGCAAGAGGAATATATCGAAAGAGTAAAGCAGGCGCACGCACGGTCGCGCGAACTTTTGCTCTCGCATCTCGATCCGGCGCAGCGCAAGACCTTCGAGAAGTACAAGTGGTTTGTCGTCGATGGCGGCAAGACCAAACAGAAATATCGCATTCGCACGGAAGGGTACGCCGGCAACATCGACGTCATGGCCGGCAGCAAGGTCATGCACCGGCTTTGCGTCCACTGCAGTGACGTCCCTCTGCATGATCACCATGTCGCGCAAAAGCTCTGGCTTGAGCACGACGAGGAGCGGATTCTCAAGATCGCGAACAGGCAGGCAGCATGAAACTCGTGATCGGAGTCACCGCGCTATTAGCCCTGTGGTCGCCGATCATCTATCTGGGCTGGCAAATCTGGCGCATTGGCGCGCTGCAATAAGGAAAGGAAACCAAGTATGCTAGAGAGACCCGAGCACATCGAGCACCTGCGCAAGATCAAGCGGGAGCTGCGGACCGAAGTCCTGGCGGCGTTTGGCTCGCGGACAACGCGGGAAATCGTGACTGCGACCGGCTTGCACCAAGGCGACATCAGCGAGCTGCGCACCGACAGCAAGCTAAACCGGTTCAGTGTCGATCGGCTGTTGCTGATCCTGATCATGCTCGGTTGCACGCCTGTCTTTGACGTGACCGTGAAAAGGACCCCCATCATGGTCAAGGTCGAATCGACGGCGATCTGAAAATTCCACTAGCGTGCGGCCGTGGTCTCTGCATTTAGTCCGGCAATGCAAGCCACGCGCCGCACCTTCTTCGGATGGATGACCGCTACGCCGCTCGCGGCCAAGGCCGCGGCCGATGCCGAGATTACCAAGCTCACCGCGATGCGCGATGTTCCCGGCTTCGGTGACGCTGCGGTATCGTTGGGGGATGGCATCGCGTTTGGCGATGAAGATAAGCTCCCCTATCGTCAGCGCCTAATGGGCGCGGCGGATTACATCAAGACATTTGGGATTCCGCCGGCCGTCGAGGCGCGCTTGCGCAATGATGCCAAGTATGTCCACTCGCTTGATCCGGACATCGCATGCATGCGGTCTTGGTCCATGTCCTTTAAGATACATTGCCAGCGCCAGCGCAACTACGAGCGGGCGCTTGAGGCCATTACCACGGGCGCCAAGCACGAGCGCGCAAAAAAGCTGCTTAAGGGCATGCTCGGATTCGAATGGCCGTGGTAAGCTCGCGGGATGAAAAGCGGAGTTGAATTGCGTTGCTCTCGGGACCTGGCATTGCGCCTCGGCGCTATTACCCCTGAAACGGTCAAGCACCACCTGGCATTGCGCGATGCCGGTCACCTATTGGTCCGGGACAAGACCACGGGATGGCCGATGTTCTGGCCATGGATAAAAGACCTGCTCGCGAAATCGAGCTAGTGCAGCTTCATCAAGATTTCGATCGCCGCAATTGCAATCATCATAAGAAGCGTGTTTGTGAGCGTCATCAGATCCTCCTTAGAATACCGGAATCTCGGCTAACCATCTAGGCGGTAGGCCAACCGCCCGCAGAAGGCACAGCACAAGCGTTCGCTCGGCGCGCACACCAAGACGGGCAGTCTCGAAAATCGCACCGTAGGCCATCGCTGCGAGAATGGCGGGCCGTTCCTTTGGGCTGGTTGCTTTGATCAGCTTGGCAAGTTCGTCCTGCACTGGATCGCGATATGCCGGCATGGTGCCGATCGCGGACATCAGGCGGTATTTGGACGCCACGATATGCGCGAACATACTAATACCGGCAATGAGATTGTCGCTTGGCCGTTGTGCAACTTCGCGAGCTTGGTGCATTGCCTCGATATCGCGGTCGCGCAATTCGGTGGCGACGGCAATGATCAATTCCTTGGTGTCTGCGAAATGCATGTAAATGCTGCCGGTCGCGATTTCGGCGCGCTCGGCTAGCGTGCGAATGGTCAATGCCTCGATGCCATCGGCTGCCATGATATCGATCGCGCAAGCGATCAGCAAATTGCGGGTTGCGGCGATCTTTGAAAGCACCTTCTCGGTTTTACGGTAAGCCATCATTTCCCCGCCCGTTCGAGGGCCTTGGCCCATAGTTCCCTAAGATACACTTCCCGGGCCTCCGGATCAAGATTCCGTGCCCACCATCGTACCGTTTGGCGCTTAACCCCCGCTCGCTTGGCAATCTCCGAATAACTGGCAAGACCGCGCTCTAGGAGGTAGATCGCGGCCTTGATTGTGGTATCTGTCTTGTCCGTCATCTGGTTGCCCTTGGTGCCCTCTCGGGCCTTGGTGTGTGGCTAGGTGGCAGGCCCGCGGGCCGGCAAGCTCGCGGGCCACTTTGGCTAGTCCTCCGATATCAGCGCCGCGCGCAAGGCTGCGGAGCGCTCGGCCAAGATATCGTGACCGGGCAGGCTAGGTACGCGTTCAAGCACGGAATCGACCGCGCTCATCAACATTAACGCTTGCTGGCAGAGATTTTCGAGCGAGTCGACGAAATCAAAGCGCAAGGTAGACATCGGCTTAATCGGTGGTTTCTTGCGAGCCATGGTTAGTCCTTTCCGGTTGCGTTGATGGCGTTCCGCGCTTCGATACAAGCATCCTGCAGCGGGTCGCCCTGCCAATCGTCCGGCATTCCGGCGCGGAAATCGTCATTGGCATCTAGCACCGCATTGAGCAACTTAAGCAATTCGTCGCGGCTAGGCGATTGCTCGGCTTTGAAGCGTGACATTTCCTCAGTCCTCCTCGATTGGGTCTTGGAACATTTCAACTAGGTCCATTTGATCCGCGTCATCGGAGAATAGCCCGACATCGCAGGGCGCTTGTGGCTTGCGCGGCTTGATCGGCGCCGCGGCCTTCAAACGGAGCAAGCCCCGAACGTCGGGGCCTGTACCGGGCAAGCTGGCTTGCCGATTAGAACGGGATTTCTTCGTCATCCCGAAAACCCTCCCGCTTTCGCCAGCACGTCATCTTGTACTCTTCGCGCTGCAACTCCGCGGCTTGCCGGAATGCGTGCAGCATTTCGATGCAGGCGCGGCGGAACGGCGAAAGATCGTTGTAGCCGCGCGCGTCATAGTAGGCCTTGGTTGTGTTGTAGACCTTGAACGCGCCACCCCCGCCCGCCCGCTGATAGCGGTCGCGCGAAACGTGTTGCAATTCAAGCATTGCGTTCGAATCGAACATCTAAAGTTCCTCTCGGTTTGTGCCCGCGGCAACGGGCATGGCCGGAGTCAATCAAGACTCCGGCCTCTTGTCAATTGACAAGATCGTTACAGGTTGATGGGGATGAAATTATTCGCGGCTCGGAGCTTGTTAAAGCCGGGCGGCTTGCGCTCCCCGTGCGCCATCGACATGGAAAGCGCCATAGGCTTGCCGGTCGCTTGCGCTTCGGCCTTGTACGTTTCGAGGGCCTTCTCGCAGTCCGCGACGTTGCGCACTTCAACGATCTTTTGGGGGAAGGGGGATTGCGCCATGATAGCGACTTGCAGGTGCACGCCATCGCGGCACGTGGCCTGATAGGCACTTAAGACGAGTCTAGCCATGTTCGAGTCCTCTCGGTTTTGGCTGGTCACGGCAATGACCATAGGATGTTGCCGATTATGGCCCGCACGAGGCGGGCCATAGGCTGCAACGTCTTTAGACAGCCTTGAAAGGCTTATCCAGCCAATGGCCAAGCGGCCAAGACTGATTCCGCGTGTAGCAATCGGGAGTGCCCGGAACGCCAAGATGCCCGGTCTCGCCCGGGAAATACGTGTTCTCGTACCACTCACGATCCGTGCGAAATTGCGGCGCGTAATACTTGCCGTCAATCGAATTGCGTGACCATGTCGGGACGTGCTCCATTGTGAAGCGGTGCACGTAAAGGGTTTTCGCGCGTTCGAAGGTCATTTTCCGCATGGCCTAGCTCCTCGCAATCCAAGCGATCTTGTGGCGGTTATAGGTGCGATTGCAGGCAATCTGGCGCCTCGATTGCCGGCCCGTACCCTTGCAAGAGAAGCAAGAGCCGCTGTTTTGCATCTTGCCGTTCACGCAAGCGCCCCACGAATAAACCCCGGTTCCGCGGCATTTGACGCAACGACCGGGCCGGTCATTAGGTTGGCTAAGATCGTACACTTTCGAGTCTCCTCTCGGTTCGAGGAACGCGGCAACGTTCCCGTGTTGTATAAAAAAGGAATGGCCGCGTCTTGTCAAGTGACAAGAGCACGGCCATCACAGAGTCTTGAATTAGACAAGGCTAGGTTATCTCCGCCTCGATTGCCCGCGCCAGCTTGGCAAGTTCGACGGCAAGCACATGGATCGTTGCCGCATAGCTTGGATGGGAACTTGTCTTAACCCGGTCCGCGTCGCGCTCTAGCTCGTAAACTAGGCGATGGTACTTTTCCGCAAGCCGGTCCATTTGGGCCTTTGTCATCATGGGTTCAGCACTCCGCCTTGACGGTCCAGTCGAACGGCGCGATAGCGTCCCACTTGCCATTGCTGATAACGTAGCGCTTGCCCGTGGTGTCGCGGTGATACTCGGAATAGCCGCCTTCCCCCGGATAGCCAAACGAGCAGGACCACTTCGCATCAGCGGGTAGCTGCGCCGCGGCATCTGAATAGAACTTAAACGTCATGTCGATTCCTCTCGGTTTGCAGAGGGCCGGCAAGCCCTCCTAATGCCTTAGGCGCGGTAGCCTTTCGGCGCCGCGCGTAAAGCCAATGTGAACCGGACTACAGAAAATAAATTCGGCTATCGTCCGGGAAAACGTGTTCATGGGTTTCGAAGTTGTGGATCACGCCAAGCGTGTGTCCCGGCTTGGACTGCTCGGCGGTAAGGTAACCGAACCCGCGGTAGTTGTTCGTATCGTGCAAGACTGCCTCAACAAACGACTGAATCGCGCGACGCGCATCGCGGAATGGATCGCCGCTGTTGTGGAAATATTCGTTCGCCATTCGCTTAAGCTTGGCGACTTCGACGGTTTGGCGCTTGGCCATGGTGTATCCCTCTCGGTTAGGAGGGCCGGCAAGCCCTCTAACGCCCTAAGGCGGGTAACCCTAAGGTGCCCGCCATAAAGCCTATGTTGAGCGCGCTAGAGATTGCGCACAATGACCGCGTTTTTGTAGGCACGATATCGCTTTCCATATGGCTTGCCGTATGGTCCGGGTCGCCCGACGGTCATTGCGCTTTCCGCGAACTTATCCGCGATGTAGCGGCGCAATTCATGCCCGTCCCAATCTTCCGGCATTTGTGCCACCTTGGCCAAGATATCGGCTTGCACGTTGCAGATTAGCGCAACGATGAAAGCCTCTTTCGCGTCTCGATTCATTTATCTTCCCTCTCGGTTAACGAAGCGCGGCAACGCTTCTAATGCCTTAAGGCGAGTAGGGTTGCCCCGCTCGCCGTAAAGCCTATGTGCGGCGATCTATGCCGCTTCGGCCATGGGTTCGGCAATCGCCAAGCCTCGGAGATATTCAGCGGCCTTGCTCGCCTTGCTCGCCGCGGTGAAGATTGCGCGGCTATCATCCTTGAGCAACTGAATCCAGTTGGCAAGATAGGCCGCGTTGTGTGGCGTTTCGTCATAGCCAAACTCGGCATTGATGAAAGCCGCGCCAAGTTCGGCAACCAACTCTTCCGCAGCATACGCGACGTTGCCGAAGCGCCGCGCGATATCGTTGTCACGATCAAGGCGAGACTTGTGACCAGTCCAGTGCACTAGCTCGTGAAACACGTCACCATAGAACGCTGGCATGCTGCGATATTGCTCGAAGGCCGGAGTCGAGATGATATCGCGGCTCGGAATGTAACAAGGCTTGCCCGTACCTTCCCGGAAGTCGGCGCCCGTCGACTTGATGAAAGCATCGGCGAGTGAGTCGCGCTCATCCGTGTTCAGCGCGGCAAGCGCCTTGCCGTTGACGATATGGTCCGGCAAGTCGTCGCACTGTGCCACGTTGAACACTGTGTATTCTCGCAACAGCGGTATAGTCTTGTCATCCCCGCCGTTCTTATCTTCAACGGTCAATTGCTTGAAGAAAACGACCTTGCGACCGTGTTCCCCCTTGCGAACGTGCCCGCCGTGCTCTTGAGCTTGCTTGAACGTCAGGTAACGCGCGGTCGGATAGCCCTTGTCGGCGCCGAGCCAGAAAAGCAGAATGTTGATTCCGGAATAGGGCCGGTTCGAAACCGCATTCATCGGCATCGCGTTGTTTCCGCGCCATGCTTGCTGCCAAGGCACGACTCCGGCTTGCATCTGGTCAAGAATGCGTTGCGTCACTTCGTGGTAAAGGTCGCGCTTCATTGTGTACCTCTCGGTTTGCGAGGGGCGGCAACCCCTCCTAACGCCCTAAGGCGGGTAGCCTTTCGGCGCCCGCCATGGGAACGATGTTTGAAAGCGTCAGGCGATGCGGATATGCGCGATATCACCATAGCGGCGTTCCGGTCCGCCCTTGATTGTGCGCGAGGGCTTGCCGTATCGGTCAAGCTCTTCAATGTCGCAACCCATCGCAAGCACGTTAAGCAAGGTGCAGCGCGTCAAAGTCTTTGTGCCTGCGATGTTCGCGATGCACTTGGCCGCATCATTCATCGGGTAAGCCTTTTCTTCCCCGTAAACGTTTCTGATCTGGATTTGAATGATCATGACAACCCCCACACGTTCCAAGTTCCGGGAATGAGCCAAACGCAATCAGAAGGCGACGGAAAGCCAATGACCGCGCCGTAAACCATCACGCGACCGTCGCGGCTGTTAGAGAAGGCAAACACGCTTGTGTCGAGATACGGCAGAAGCGGCACAAGATATCCGACCGCAACATTCGCGCGCATCACGCTTTTGCGGCCTTCCAGATCAGAAGCGTTGAAAAAGTCGGCCCAATCGGCCGCCTCTTGATCAATCGCCTTGTCGATTTGCTGTTTTGTGAACATTGAAGCCCTCTCGGTTGCGGTCGGTTCGGCAAAACCAACCTGTCAACATTCTCTCTCTTAGCTAAGGCCCTTGTCAACTGACAAGACATGAAATGACCACTTGATCACATCATCGTGTTTCACAAACGCGTGAGAAAGCCAGAAAAATAGGTCAGTATTGCAGTGCAATCGCTACCTGGTAGCGCTATCGACCGTAAACAGCCGAACACGTGGTCAACTCTTGAACGTGCCAGCTAGTCGAGATACAAGCTAGAGCACCATGCCAGCGCTCAAAAATGCCCGTGCAGAACGGTTTTGCCAGCTAGTCGCTCAAGGCATTGTCCCCTTCAAAGCCTTCCCTATGGCCGGCTACAAGCCAGACAACGCCCATCCTTATCGGCTGGCAGAAAACGGCAGAGTGAAACAGCGTCTCGCCGAACTACACAAAGGCCTAGCCATGAAAACCCGCGTCACCGTGGAAAGCATCAGCGAACAACTCGACGACGACCGAGCGTTTGCGCAACGCGTGGATCAGGCCGGGCCAGCGCTCAACGCGACGATTGCGAAAGCGAAACTGCACGGACTGATCGTTGACAGGAAGGAAAGCGGCGCGCCGGGCGACTTTGCCGCTCAGAACAGCGAAACCGACATCATCGCGCTAGTCCGGCAAGAGCTAGGCGAGCAGGCAGCCGCGCTGCTCGTGTCCGCGCTAGCCGATGAGGCCTCGGTACCGGAGCGCGACCCGAGCGAGCCCTTGAACTAGCGTTGGGATTTGTGTTGGGATCATGCACGCTATCGCAACGATAGCGCAACGATATCAAGCACTTAGCAACGATTGATTGCTCCCGCTTTAGGAGCACGCACGCCACGCGCTGCACCGCGCGCCAGCCCGCCGCAGTGCACCATGGTCGCGCCGCGGCCGGGGAGGGGAGCCGTACTGTCCGGGGAGGGGCCGCTAATGGCGCGGGTCCTCGTTCGATTTCGCTTCCCCCGGACTTCCCGATGGGACCCATTTCCGGATAGAATTTTTTTAGCCGGTGCTACTGGCCCCCCTTTGCGCCGGTTAGGGGTGGCGCGGGTGGATGCACCTGGCGCCATCCCCGCGGGCCGGGTCCCTTTTTAGACATTTACAACTGCGGATTGGTATAGACCCCGGTTTTTGGGCACCGGGCGGCGTCGATGCAACCGGAAGACGCCGGTTTGTCTAGTTTTAGACATTAGGCTTTCCCTAAAAAAATATAGCGAAATTCTCTGGAGGCTCTTTCCAGGGTGGTCGGTCTCTGTCTTGTTTGCGGGCCTGGTTGTTGGGGGCCGTGTGTACAATTCGGGACTCCACCGGAACGGGAGCGCAATTATGGAGCGGGGACCGGACGAGCGGCGGGCGCCTGAGGGGCCGGGCAGGGACATCCTGAGCTGCCTGATGTTCTTCGCGGTGGTGGTGTGGCTGATGGGGTTTGTCATTTGGCTGGGGTGGCGGTGATGTTTCTGCGGATTTACACATGCACGAGCGAGCGTCCTTGGCCTGCAGCGGCGTGTGGGCCGAAGGTTTTCGTTTTCCATCCTGATCAGGACGTTATTGCTCGCACCGAGGGCTGGCCTGGCGGGGATTATCTGGAGCGGCAATGTCGACACTGTAGTTATCGGTGGATTGCGGAGTCGGCGTGAAAAAGATGTTGGGGAGGTGGTGATGGGGATACGTAGCTTCATTGATACGTTAGGCAGGATTTTCTGGCGGCAGTTACCGGACCGATGCCAGATGCCGCATTGTTCGCGGCACGGCATCCGGGGGAAAGAGAACGTGGTCGTGATCGGCGAGGTCGGGTGCATCATGTGCCAGGAGTGCACGCAGATCGAGCTAGCGAGGCGAGGGCAGGCGCAGGAATACGTCGCGATGCACAAGCGGGTTATCGACGCGCTGAACGAGGACGAGTGATGGCGGTTATGAGGGGGCCGGTTCACCTCAAGCGGGTGACGCTGGACACGACATTTGTGTGCACGCGTGCGCAACCGTGGAAGCGCGGGATGTGCTCGCCGGACACCCTGGTCTTGCATCCCGACATGGTCGAAACGCGCAACCCGGTGTGCGGCACGTTGGGCGAGGCAGTCAGTGGCGAATGCCCGAACTGCGGGTATGCGTGGCCACCTGTATATCGGGCACTTAAGAAGCAAACATAGGGGAGCGACAATGACGGACGAGCTAAGCGAGGAAAGCAAGGCCATGGCGAGCCGGGCGGCGGAAATCTATGGTCAGATCGCGGCCATGGTGAAGGAAGAGCACCAGAATGTTGTCGGTGCGGTCTTGGGCTCGATGCTTGCGGTCTATCTCTGCTGCCACGACATCGGCGAGCAGATGGAGGTGCTACATCGGTTGCTGATCTTGGCGAAAAATATCCTCGACGATCTGAATGCGGCGAACGGCGTCCACAACGTGGGCGATGCGCAGTTTCAGTTCGTATACGAGGATGGCGTCCGGGAAGAGATGGATAAGGACCCGAAGATTGCCGAGTTCGTCCGAGATCAGACCGCGCGCGTGCGGCAGGCGCTTGCTGACTTCCAAGCCGGCAAGTACCGCTCGCTCGACGATGCGATGCAGGCGGCGGGACTGTCGCAGGTCGATGCGGACGATCTTGAAGATTTGAAAGATCGGATCACCGCGGCGAGGAAGCCGTCATGACGCTCGACTATCTGCTGGAGTTCTGGATGACGCTACTCGATACCAGTCAGGGCAATGTGGCGGTCTCTCGCGATATCGCCGAGAAGACCCGGCAGGCGCTATCGCTGTATTCAAGATTTCGCGAGGACCTGCGCCAGATGCACGAGGAAATCGAGGAAGACTTGGGATGACCCCACGCGTTATCGGGCTGGTTCATGCAGCCTTCGCCGTCTGCAATATCATCCTGGCCGTCGTTTGCGCGGTCATGATCGTGAAGACCTACCAGATCGGCATGATGCCGATGTGCTTCTTCAACGCCGCGATATTCGTGGGCAATCTGTACATGGTCTACTTCAACTACTGCGAGGCGAAACGGCTGCTATGACTAAGACCTACGCCATCGCCGACCTGCACGGTCGGTTCGATCTGCTGATGCTCGCGTACAATCGTCTATGCGACTGCGAGCCTGGCCTGATCGTGCACCTCGGCGACTACGTCGATAGGGGACCGAACAGCCGAGCAGTTATCACTTGCCTGATGAACGATGACACTCAGCCGCATGGCTTCACGCGCCTCGTCCTCAAGGGCAACCACGAGCAGATCATGGTGGAGACGATCAGGAAGCCGCTCAATCCCGGTTGGTGGATGGGCAACGGCGGCAAGCAAACGCTGGAGAGCTACGGCCATCCCAGGATCAGGATTCGGTACAATGAGGTATGGCCCTACAATCCGAGCGTCGTCCCGCCCGAGCATGTGGATTTCCTCGCCCGTCTCAATCGGCTGTACTGCGATCGGCACCGCGTCTATGTACACGCCGGCTTAGACAGCTCTGTCTCACTGCCAGAACAAAAGGACGATCTGATCTATTGGATCATCAACAAGGATGATCTGCCGTACAGTTATCAAGGTCTCAATCATCATATCGTGCATGGTCATGTCGCAAACCCCAAGGGTCCGCTGCTTTTAACAAATCGAACCAACCTGGATGTTGAGGCATACGATTCCGACCGCCTGGTGATCGGCGTCTTTGATGACGATACGCCCGGCGGTCCGATCGAGATCATCGAGGTGAAGGCATGAGCGAACATACGTGGGGCTGGAAAAGGAAACAGGACGGCGTGATCATCCTGCCCTTCGAGGCTCGAAAAACAATCGAGGACCTGTTCGCACACTCGTCGTTTAAACTTCCCGTGCGCGAGGTGGATACGCACGAGCCAATTCGGGTCAAGTACGACGCCGCATCCAGAAAATGGATCGAGGATATCGAGGACGAAAAGGACCGCCTCTGGCGCACCGTCGTGGCGGCATCTAGCAGATAAACAACAACGTAGAGGGCTCAACATGAAGGAAAAGAAAAGTGCTTGCCCATACCTATATGTCGGCCGCCGACCTGCAACTGACCGAGCCGCAGCGTGAGGCTCTGATCGCGACTCTCGATCTGTTCGAGAGCGGCGAGGTCCGACATGTTCGCGAAGATGAATACGAAGACTGGGAATTTATCGGCGACGGCGAGGAAGCCTCCTTCACTGGCCTATTCAATATGAGGGTTTGGGGGGCAGACGATGCTCCCTATACTTGCGGAACCGTGGCCTGCATCGGCGGCACCGCAGAACTTATCGGCAAGGTCGAGTTTGACGGATGGAACGTCCACAAAGGTCTTTCCCATCTGTTCGGTCCTTCCGAGAGCGTGGTCGGTGATTGGGATGACATCACGGTCGAGCGAGCAGCGAAGGCACTTCGCTGCTTTCTGATCACCGGTACCGCAGACTGGTCGGTCGAGCCGGTCTTTGTCCCATGAACGTTATCGGCGCGCTGCAGCGCAGTGCCGGCGGTCTTCTGATCTTCAAGTTGCCGAGGTGGTACTACGTTCTCGACTGCCGATCTTGTCCATTCCGGGTCTGGGGCACGCTGCCGCTGACGTTCAACGTCTGGCAGCCGATCGCCCAGATCAGGATTTTCTTTCTAGCGCATGGAGCGTACCGGTGAAGAAGTATCCGTCACCAAAGAAAACCTCATCCGTCAAATACGTGTTCGGCGCGCTCAAGGCTGCGCAATCGCAGTACGCCAAAGGTCATAATCGATTGACGAGGACGGAACCGAGCAAGCCGCCGAGCGCGGATGAGATGCTACAGAGAATGCACCGAGGGGATGATGAGCGAAAAGCCAAGTGATGTTCTTGAGCAACTAAACCAAGTCTGCGCAAGCTTGGCTGGCCTGGCGCTAAACCCGCTTTGGTTCAGCGCTCATGCCGCTCATTGGCATTTGCTCTTGGCCGATGCCATAAACGAAATAAAGAAAAACCGCGACGAGATCGCCAATCTGAACGTGATGCGGGACTCCTACAGCCGGCTCTACAAGCAGATATATGGGAACGACTATGGTTGATATCCGAGACGAGCTTCGAAACGCGCTGTTTCTACCAGAAGAATCCAATGCGACCGATAACCTCGAAGGCGCACTGATCGACATCAAGCGGTTTCGCGAACTTGGCATTCCGACAGATCAGGTCTGCATCGATACGATCGAGCGCGTGATCAGGCGGCTAACTAGGGCCGAGCAAGTGCTTAATCGCGTAGATTAATGCTTCACGGCACTTCACAGCATCGCACGGCACGCCACTACACAACACCACGCACCGCGGCACAGCACGTCACAACACCTCGCTGCACACCACTGCACGGCATAGCACCACGCCACACAGCACCCGACGCCACAACACATGTCTAAAAAAGAACAATTGACGAACATAAAAATCGCGCGTAAGTCTTGAGCACGTTAACGAGGATCGTGCCCCCGTGCTGATGTCAGCAACATATATCGCCAAGCTTACCTGGTCGCACTTGCGACCGGATAGTTTCGTGTGCGCGATCAATACGCAGCCCGAAGGGCGCGAAATACAAGACTAAAAACCGGCCAAGGGTCCGCCCTCTGCCGGTTCAGGCAGAGTGAAAATCCTTAAATCCCCCTGCCTGTGACTATCTCTTGCTGGCTTGCCACGTGGATAAGCAAGCCCGTTGACTGGTGGTCCACCCGGGCCGGTCTCCAGCTTCGAAAAAAAGTTAATGCTGTTGTAGCTCAGCGGTAGAGCAGCGCTTTCGTAAAGCGAAGGTCCGGGGTTCGAATCCACGCTACAGCACCAAACCTACGTGTGGTCCCGAGCATGGTCGGGGCAACAAATTCGCCGGTTTAGCTCAGTGGTAGAGCAGCGCATTTGTAATGCGCGTGTCGCGGGTTCAATCCCTGCAGCCGGCTCCAAGCTAGTCAGGACCCACTGAAATACGGTGGTGGCAGGTGAAACCCCTGCAGGCGAAAGCCTTCCTGCTCATGCTCTCTTAGGCCAGTGGTAGACCGCGCCCTTGGTAAGGGCGAAGTCCGGAGTTCGATCCTCCGAGAGAGCACCATTCATGGGGTGTGCGATTAGGCAGCACCGTAAGCATCAATCGTCGTCCAGCGGGTAGGACGGGAGTAACGACCCCGTAGCGGTATGGAGAAGCTTCGGGCAACTCTAGGCCCCAAACCCGGTAGCCAATGACGCCGATGGCCCCGCCAAGTTTCTTGTCACCGTGGCTTTGTTCGGAACCGGTATACGATGCGCGTCCAGACCGCGTAGCTTTGGGAGTTCGAGTCTCCCCGGTGACACCAATTCGCCCTTGTAGCCAAACTGGTAAAGGCCACCGCTTCAAAACCGGCTGATTTGGGGGTTCGAGTCCCCCCTGGGGCACCAAGGTAGCGACACCTGCATCGGCCGCCTCGCGGTGGGAGTGGTGTGGCACGGCGGAGAGACGTCGAACAAATTCATGCGCCGTTAGCTCAGATGGGAGAGCGCCTGTTTTACACGCAGGATGTCGCGGGTTCGATCCCTGCACGGCGTACCATGGTCCTTTAGCTCAGTGGGAGAGCAAGCGGCCGATAACCGCTCATGAGCATGTTCGATTCACGCAAGGACTACCAATGCAACTAGGATATGGGAACGGCGTAGAGTTCACTCCTTATTCCGAGGGGTGGATAGCAAACAACACCGCTGAGGGATGGGAGGCCAAGCAGATGATGGAGATCACCGACAAGGACTTCTACAAGCCGGTCGGCAAGCCCGACTTCGTCGAGCTGCCTCTTCCCGATGGCGTCCACGTTCTCTCGCAGGAGAGCGTGGATATCATGAAGCGGATCGCCGAGCGCAGCGCCGCGCTCGAAGCCGGCTTCACCAAACGCGTGTCCTGATCTGGACCGCGAGCATGAACGTAATGCGCTGGCCTTTTAACCCATGAGAACACGGGGCAGTACCGTGGCGGTTCACCAGCAATTCGGACCCTTAGCTCAGCGGTAGAGCGGCGGCCTCTTAATCCGCTGGTCCGGAGTTCGAATCTCCGAGGGTTCACCAATAAGGGGCGCGCTGGCCGATGATGGAGCAGGCACCCTCACTCAAGCAGATGCGTCAAGTCCTGCGAAGAGTCTGCTTGAGAGAGGGAATCAACGGGGGTTCGATTCTCCCCGCGTCCACCAATCATGTCGCTGTGGCGGAAACCGGTAGACGCAAGGGCTTGAGGTGCCCTCGCCGCGAGGCATCCGAGTTCAAATCTCGGCAGCGACACCACCAACATGCAAGGAAAAGAAAATGGCCGACAAGGGCAAGTCATCGAAGGCTGGACGTCAGAAGAAGTGCGGACAAAACCTCGCCTATATCAACGAGCAGCGGCACGATAAGAGTCACGTCAAGCGCCTGGTCCGACATTGCGAACGGTTTGGCACCGACAAGATCGCCGCCGCATCGCTCGTCTGGTTCCGCGCGCGTCTTGGCCAGCGCAAGGCCGCCTAATCTGGCCCTGTATCTCAACGGTTAGAGAAACCGCCTGTCCAGCGGAAGACCGGGGTTCGATTCCCCGCAGGGTCGCCAATCATCTAGGCATAGCGAAGTCCGGTATCGCGCCTGTTTTGGGTACAGGAGATCGCGGGTTCGAATCCTGCTGCCTAGACCATCTTATCGGCCATGCAGCTCGAGCTGCAGCCCCGTGCGCGAGAGCGCTGTAGCGGCGGGGCTCTGGGATCGATGCCCAGGTCGGCCGCCACTTCGCGCTTCTAGCTCAGTGGGAGAGCCGGCTGCTCATAACAGTCCAATGACGGGGTTCGATCCCCCGGGAGCGCACCATGAAGATCATCGCAAAGTTCAACGAAGCTGTTTTTCCGCCGCTTCTCTCGCTCGTTATCTACGACGCGCCGCATTACAGGATGCATATCCGCGTGATCCAGCAGTATCGCGAGCATCTGCGTGCGGCCTGCACCAAGGCGGGAATTTTGACGCCGATCGACGGTCCTCTCGATCTTTACGTCAACTTCGTTTTTCCGTCGTCACCGGACAACGGCAATCTATACTTGGCGCTTGAGCGTGCGCTGGACGGGAAGACGTTGAAGCCGCCCGGTATCGTGTTCGACGACGCGCAGATCGCGGAGACGCGGATCAGAAAGTTTCTGCATCCGCCGAAGAAATAAAGGTCCCTTAGCTCAGTGGATAGAGCGCCGGCCTCCGAAGCCGGAGGCCCGGCGTTCGAGTCGCCGAGGGATCACCA